AAATTCTTAGCAGTCTTTACAGAAATTTTAGCAGTATACGGTTTACCAAAAATTCAAGAATTAGGTATTGACTTATTTGGAGGATGTTTCAACTTTAGAAAGATGAGAGGTGGGTCAGAGTGGTCTAAGCATGCATTTGGTATTGCTATAGATTTAGATCCTGCTAGAAATACTTTGAAAGAAACAAGTAAGACTGCAAGATTTGCAAAACCTGAATACAAACAAATGATAGACATCTTTGAAAAACATGGGTTTCTTTCACTTGGAAGAACTCATAACTATGACTGGATGCACTTTGAGATAAAGAGTTGATTATCAATTAATTAAATAAGTTAATTATGAAATTTAGAAATAACTGGACAGTAAAGAATAAACAATGGGATAAGTTTGCTCTACGTCTTAGAATTAGTTACTTTGATCTACTTACTATTGAAGTAGATGTATCAAGAGAGTTTTACATGTTGACTATCTTAAACTTTACAATAAAAAATAGATAATCCACAACAGTTATTAATAATCATTACCCATGTTACTTTAAGTAATGTGGGTTTTTTGTTTAAATTTTGTATGTTTAAACTTTTTATTGTAAGTTTGTCTAAACTTTAAATATATAAAAATGGATAACCAACAAGAAGAACAAGAATTGTCACATGAAGAATTGATGGCAAGAAAAGAGGAAATGAAGAAATTCTATGATGAATCAGTTCCTTATTTAGAATCTCAAGCAAAGTATGAAAAACTCTTGACAGATATTGAAGAAGCAAGATTTAAAAGAGTTAGTTATCAATACCAGTTTGCAAGAATGGTGGGTGATGGACCGGAAGATGAAGGTAAACCAGAGGCACCAGATAGAAAGCTTAAAAAGAAATAGTCATGGCACTTGTTAATCAAGTACAGAAACGCGTAAAAATGCCCAAGTGGGATGTAGTAAAATTTCAGATTTTAACTCATTGTTATATTAATCATATAGCAATGAGTGAGTCTGATTTAAATTGTTTAACCCTACTCAGCTTTAATCAGCCTATAGAGTTGACAAGCTTTTGTTATGATGCATCTGCGGAAGAAGAATGGATATTTAAATCTCCACAGACTGTGCGTAACTGTGTAAATAAAGCTGAGAAAAATGGATTAATAGTAAAGGATGAAAAAAATAAAAAGATTATTATGATCAATCCAAATCTTAAGATCCAGACAAAGGGAAACATATTGTTAGACTATAAATTCTTAGGACATGATACCCAAGAAAGCGTCTAAGTTCTACAGACAAACAGCAGAAGAGATGAATGTTGAAGAAACATTGGTTGAAGACCTTGTAGAATTTCTTTACAAGAATGTTAGAAGCTGTTTATCAAACCTATCTTATCCAAGAATAAATGTGGAGGGGTTGGGTCATTTTAGTGCAAAAGCTGGTTGGGTAAGAAAATCAATTGACAGATCCAGTAAAGGATTGGAAAAACATGATACTTCAACTTTTGGTGCCTATTCAAAAAAGTTGAGGATTGAAGAGAAACTTGATCTTCTTACTAAATTAGAAAAAAAGATTGCTCTGGAAGAACAGAGAAAGTTAAACTTTAAAATTGAAAAGTATGAGTCTATTAACTCAAATTTGGGAGAACAGACAGAAGATAATGGAGGGAATTAAAAACTCTATTATACGCGATGAGTTTGTGGAAGATGTTGCAAAACACAGAAGAGAAGTTTGTGATGCATGTGAATTCAAAGGAAATAAATGTGTTATGCCTGGTACAGCTCCTTGTTGTAATGAATGTGGTTGTTCATTAGCATTTAAGACTAGATCCTTGTCATCAGAATGTCCAGTAGGTAAATGGAAAGCTTTATTGTCTGAAGAAGAGGAAGACAAATTAGATAACCTTAAAGATTAATATTATGTATGAACATACACAACAAATTCAAGGTATATATGTAGCAGATCCTACAAAAGTAATTAATACAAATCCTGCTCATACTATTACTAGTACAAGTAATGGTATATTTGGTGGAGTATTGAATAATGGAAGTACTGTTTCTGAACCTTATGTAGATCATATTACTGCAATCAGGTCAAGAATAGATAAGTTAGAAACAGATAATAAGTTTTTGCGGTTGAAAATACTTTCCTTAGAGGGTAAATTTACACAAGAAGAAATAACTAATATCCGTAAGATGTTAATGTCTGAAGATGACTCATCCAAAACATTAGCTGAATCTATAATTGAGAACTCATGAGTATAGTATTTAACGCAACAGATCACAGTTACAGAAGCATAGAAGATAGTGGTATTGATTGGGTCAGTGTAACCACATTAGTATCCCATTTCAAAAAACCATTTGATGCAAAGAAAGTTGCTGAAAGAGTTAGCAAGAATAAAAAGTCTAAATGGCACGGAGTTGATCCAGTTATCATCCAACAAATTTGGACAAATGAAGCTGACAGATCTACAACTCTTGGTTCATGGTATCATAACCAAAGAGAAGATGATTTATGTGCACTTGCTTCTATGGAAAGAGAAGGAGTTACAATACCTGTATTTAAACCAGTTGAGCAAAGTAGCGGTTTAAAGATTGCACCATTACAAAAGCTAGAACCAGGAATATATCCTGAGCATATGGTGTATCTTAAGTCTGCAGGTATCTGTGGACAATCTGATTTAGTAGAAGTAGTAAATGGTAAAGTAAACATTATTGATTACAAAACTAACAAAGAAATTAAAACTGAATCATTTACTAACTGGGAAGGGATATCTGAAAAAATGTTAATTCCTGTAAATAATCTTGATGACTGTCATTTCTATCATTACGCGTTACAGTTGAGTATCTATATGTACATCATTCTAAAACATAACCCTAAGTTAAAGCCCGGTAGGATATATATCCACCACATTACTTTTGAGGTTGAGGGTACTGATAACTGGGGTTACCCAATTAGTAAGCGTGACCAGAATGGAGACCCTATTGTGAAAGAAGTAATTCCTATGGCAATACCGTATTTAGTTGATGAAGTATTGGCAATTATTCATTATCTTTCGGATAACAAACATAAAATTAAATCTAAACACTGATGCTAATAAAACTATTTGATGTACAGAACAGAACAGTAATTCCAACAGAACACTGTTATACCTTAAAAGCTCTTAAGGATGTCATGAATGATTATCCGGAAGATCATCTTAAAATCTATCAGTATTTGTTTTATATGACATGTCCTAATCCAGATATGAATCCTTTCTTCCATACACCAGAGATTGAAAAAGAATCTTTGATCATGCGGGAAATAGAAGGAGAATTTTCTACTGAAGATGACACAGTTCATACAGCACTGATATTTTGTCAAAGAATGTATGAGACTCCAACATCAAGAGCATATAAAGGTATTTCATCTATGTTAGATAGATTAGGTAAATACATGGAGATTACAACTATTACTGATGGTAGAGATGGTAATATTAATTCTATTGTTGCAGCCGCGAAGAATTTTGACCAGATAAGAGCTTCATTCAAAGGAGTTTACAAAGACTTACAAGAGGAACAATCTAGCAAAGTGCGCGGAGGACAAGGTTTAGCATATGATTCATAATGAGTGAAATTTATCAAGATATACCCACATGGGATAATGGTACTTGGACTACTGTATCTTTTGATAGCAGAGAAGACTTTGCTGCATACTTGTTTAATATTTTTAAAGAACCAGGAGAATACCAGTTTGATGATGTAAGTGCTGAACTATTTACTGTTGAGTCAAGAAGATTTAGACTTCAAGGAGTTTATACCATGTCTCCTTTTAAATCAAGAGATTTTATAGAATACTGGGATGATCAGAAAGCTAAATGTAGAAAAGGTGTAATCATTAAGAATGGCACCAAGATCTGGTATCTTGCGCGTGAGTATTACATGTGGCTAAACTTTTTACCAATCTTTAACAAAGAGATACAACAATTTGGTTTTGCCGATATCAGGGATGCTCAGTATCACATGGCACTTTATGAAATATTATCAGAACTTAATTATAAACATGTTGCTGTTCTAAAGAAAAGACAGATTGCTTCATCATATTATCATATGGCCAAGTTAATTTGTCAACAGTGGTTTGAAGCTGGGGTTACACTTAAGATAGGAGCCAGCCTTAAAGATTACATCAATGAGAAAGGATCATGGAAGTTTCTAGAAGAGTATGCTGCATTCTTGAATGAACACACTGCCTGGTACCGTCCAATGAACCCTAACAAAGTCATGATGTGGCAACAGAAGATTGAAGTTAGAAAAGGAGATAGAAAAAATGAAGTGGGTCTTAAAGGAACTATACAAGGTATGTCTTTTGAAAAAGATCCAACAAATGG